TTCTGTATATTTTGATTAGGTCTGAGATATGAGTTTATCAAAACTCTCACTGATTCTACCCAGCCTTCACGAGTGTCTGGAATTTCATAAATCTGTTCTGGCTCTGTGGGACTGTAAATTAAGAAGCCTTTATCCTGACCAACAGTATCAAACCCTACACCAATGCCAAGCATCAATGCATCCATAACCCAAGCGAACAGGGCCCCTGGATCATTCTTATCAAGGTCTTTTGTTGAAACCATTGCACAGTTTTGTAGTGCTGCCGAATTTTTCTTTTCCATAGTCATGGGGGTTCCAAATGCCCACATGCCTCGTCCTGGTGGTGTCCATTTTAGATTAAACATTCTGTCAAATGCTTCTTGTGCTGATTTCTGAGCCTTGTAATCATTCCATGGCAAACGGTTTTCTTTTGCATGGTTTTTTTGAACTGAATACATACCCTCGATTACACGACGACAAACTTCATGCCATCTTTCTTTAGTTCCATCTTCCTTCATACGAGAATATGTACGAATAAAGGTAATTTCTCCAAGTGAATTTTCTGCTGCATCTTTAAATCCAAATGGGCTTTCAGCACCTTTGTACTTTTCAATAAAGTCTTCTGGAAGTCTAAAACTAAAAAAATCTGACATAATGTATATCGTCCTTTCAAAAACGGAATAAGTGTTAATTATAGCAGAGTTTTGCAAAAAGTAAAACTCTACCTAAAGTTGTTATTAAGGGTTAATAAACTATACTTTTAAAATTAATGAATCCAGTGTTGCGGAACCATTATCTTTTCTCCACTTTTCACCAAGTGTGCGGTGTGGTGATATGGTGGAGATGGAGGAAATACAATAATACTTCCTGCTTTTGGCTTAATGGCAAAGGTATAATTTTTTTCTTTTTCTGCAATTGCAAAGTCTGGGTTTGGACTAGCATTTTTTAAAACTCCTTCTGGTGATGAAATAGTAAATGATATCTCTCCGCCTTCATAGTTATCATTAAGGTACATCACAAAAGAAACCTTTAATCTTTCATCTCCTTCTTGCTGATCAAAATGTGCACCCATGAATGTTCCTGGCTGATACTTTTTGATTGGATACTGAGGAAACAATTTTGGCTCATCAGTAATACCCTGAGCCTTTGCATAATCTCTTGCAACATCATCAAATGCTTTTTCTAAAGTTTTGTATATGTAATCATTTCCCTCTGAAGGAGCAATCGTCTTATCGGTTCCATACACATAGTGCTGACCACTACAAGCCATCCACTCTCCCCACGGGTCTTTGTTATCGTTCTCAATTGCATCGACAAGTTTTTTGGGGTCGTCAATTACATCTGTGTAATAGTAAACCTTTTCTTCAAGTATTTCTTTATTCATTGTTTGCTCCTAGTATTTATTATTTTCATAAAAGCCTTTGACTTTTATAAATCCTACAGTAACATATCTAATTGGACCTTCGCCAACATGCCTTACTCCGTGCTCAAACTCTTCGTTGCCTGGAAAAACAAGCAATGTCCCTGGCTTTGGTCTCATATCTGAGTTTTCTTTGTTATAAAAAAACAAAGTTCCATCTTTATAATCATCATTAATATACAGAATAGCAGCATATCGTATTGATGGATCTGTGTGTTGATCTGTGTGAGATTTTAGTTGAACTCCAGCCTGCATTCTTTGCATTGTTCCAAATCCTGCCAATTCTAAAGTGCTGTCTGCTAAAGCAATTAGATCAGAAACTCTCTTGTGTGAGTTTTTGCTAACTAACTCATTTTGAATATTTAAATTCTTGTCATCCCATCCAAGTGTGATCTCATACTTTCCTTCTGCAACCAAATTTTCAACATCATCTCTTCCAAATTTTTCCATGCAAAATCTAGCAAGACTTTCTCGGTATGCTTTAGACCATTCCTCTTCTGGTGTTCTATTTATAATATCCCACACAGAGTCTAGTTCTTCTTGTGATAAAAAATTTTCTATAGAAAGAACTTGATCATGAAAAACTTCTGTTTTAAAACCAGCCTCTTCAAACTGTTTTTGTAAAAATACTTCCATGTTATTTTCCCTCCACTTTGTATTTATTATTATGCATATCTATTTTATACCCTTCTTTTAATAACTTTTGCCATTCGGCTCTTTCAAGTTCTTGCTTTGCCCTGGTCTCTTTCATTTCTGCTGCCCAGGCATCCCTGAGTTCTTGTGGGTATGCGTCTTCTTCACGATCATCCCAGAAAGATCCAATAGTATATCTTACGCCACTTTCTATTAATGTTACTTCGTGCATGTTGTTGAATCCCCCGTCAAAAGCAGCAAGCATACCAACTTTAGGCTGTATGCTTATGTCTTGATCTGGAAACTGCAGCATACCTCCCTCAAAATTATCATTTAGGTATAGAAATGCTGCATATCTGCTTCTTGTAAAAGCGCCAGAGTGTCCATGCTCGTCTGTATTATCTGAATGCTTTCTAGCATATGCGCCTGGCTCCCACTTTTGAGTATGGTATCCAATTTGAGAAATTATCTTTGGATCTAAATCATGAACACTAGCGACAGCGTCTATAATACCCTTTTTAATTTGTGTAAAAATATCAGAAGGTAAACCTTCGGAAATTACATGTTCGTCGTTATCTTGTGGCAAAACAGAAGAATAAGATTCATAAAAAGATATAGGCATCCAACTAATGCTTCCTAGTTCTGCATGCTTGTCTAAAACCTTTACAAGTTTAGCAGCAGTTTCAGAATCGATAAAGTTTTCATATACCATTATATCTTTTGTTAGTCTATTTTTATTGTTTAAATTCATGGTTGCCTGTCTCCTGTATGTTTTGTAATTTCCCAAAAAAATGGGCAAGTAAATCTTAGTCCACTTTTAATTTCAGTAACACCATGAATGTAGTTTTTATCTCCTGGAAAAAAATATGCTGCACCTTTTTTAGGCTTAAACTGAACACCCTGCAATGGGAAATACAATTCTCCGCCTTCATAGTCGTCATTTAGATAGAACAAACTTGAAAGGTCGTAGTTTGGAAAATCATTTGGAAGTCCAGCATCTGGGCCTTCGTGCAGTTCTTTGTCTGCATGAGGGTGTTGAAATTGACCTGGTAGCCATTTAACAATTGTTGCGTTGGTTGGAATAACTTCTACTTTGTAAAACTCTTCAACAATAGGCTTTAGCCTTTCAAATAGTCCTGCTATAACTGGTGCTATTGCTGGATCATTTTTGTCTAATGTGGGCCTAGTTGCAACCCTATCTTTCCAGTATTCTGAGTCATATACTATTGTTCCATTTTCATTTACATGACTTTCTGTAACATCCCAAATTGTTAAAGACTTGGCTGCTTTTTCTAAAAATACTATTTCTTCTTCTGTCATAAAGTTTTCTAACTCTACGATCATGTCTTTGCTACTACCAAACCAGCCAGACGGAGTCATTGATGGCTTTCTTTTTACAATAGATGCGTTTTTTATGTCCATAACTTGATTATATCATAGGCTTTAAATCCTACAAATTTCTCTCAATCTCTAATTGTTTTAAAAACCTATCTGCATTAAACCTCCAGTTATCCTTTGCAAATGATGTTACAATCTTAATGCAGACATTCTCATAGTCTTCTTTGCTCAACTTATTCTTTAGATCATGAAGTGCTTCAACCGTGTCAATGTAGTTCTGTCTAACAAATGATGGATCTCCTGCATGATTTCTTTTTAAAACCTTTGTTGTGACTATTCCTGATGGCTGGTACAGAGAAACTGTTAAATAATCTTTAGCAAAGCCAGCGTCTTGATACATTTCGTAGCCTTCAATAGCCTGCTCTGCATTATCAAAAGATATAATAGACCTAACTGGAGACTCTCCATCTCTTGATACTGTTATCATATAGTGAGCAACTTTTCCATCTTTTGCATTTTTAATATAGTCATTTACCATGTCGTCATGGTTTGGTTTTTGGTTAATCATTGTGCACCAGTGTTATCATTTACATAAAGTTTTAATGTTTTTGTTTCATGCTCTCCTCGAACATTACCATTCTCATCAACGGCATCTCTGTACCAGTCGGTCCAGTTACCAGACTGATTAACCACCTGGGCTGCTTGACCATAAGAAATATTTGCCTCAGTTCTTGATCTATCTGGATCTTGATAGTCAAACATTTCTATTGTGCTGTTATTTAGGTTAGTTAAAGATATCGGAATTATGGTTGCTAATGGTGTGCCAGCCTTTATTACAACTTCTTCGTTTGCTGTTTTTGCTTTAATGGCTAGTGGAAGAGGGTTGTCAAAAAACGATGTACTAATTAAGTTAGACATTGTTTCAAAATCTTTGTTAAAATAGTTTACTGGGTTTATTGTAAGAATACTTACATCTTTTTCAGTTTTAAAAATTAATCCAGTATTAAGACTAAGAGAAGATTGACCTCTACCAGTATAAGATCCTTCTGGCGCTTTAATGATTTCAACATGGTCTTGAGTTTGATCATTTATTCCGTCCCAAATAAAGGAAATGTCTTCTGAGCAAGAAAGACTCCAGCCAACAACGTTTGCTTGTGTTACTGGGAAACATCTATACGCATGCTTTTCTGATGTTGCATCCATCCAATCTCTTTTAATAGACATAGGCGAAATAACAAAAGGATTTCCTTTCATTTTTTCAACCGAAATATTAATCATTACTCGTTATCCCATTTTGAATCATACATGTCTGGCGTATGATATTTTTTGCTGTAATCCAACATGGTCACAATTGAATATTTTGTTCCAGAATGAACTGGCATTGCTTGGTGAGGATACATGAAGTTGGATGGGAAGATATAAAGATCTCCAGCCTCTGGCTTTATGTTTAAATCTTGTAATCTAAAGTATAGTTCTCCACCTTCATAGTCATCATTAACGTAAGCAACCAAAGACACAGTACAATTATATGAATAGCCATGGTCGTGATGTTCTTTAAAGTGCTGACCTGGTCCATACTTAATAAAATTAAATGCTTCCCAATACTTTAATGGCATAATATTATAGTCTCTTCTATAGTCTTCTACCGCTGCTGCTTGAGCATCATAAATGTCTTGCCATAGGCTTTGAAGTTTAATGGAATCTTCGCTTTTGTCCAATTCAATATCAGTTTTTTTAAATTTAAAATCTACACAATCTCTATACTCTGGCATAAGTTGCTGATATCCAACATATGCTGGCATCCAATGATATCTTTTACCTTCTGTTGATAATTGTCCATATCCAGCAACAGAGCCCAAAGTATTTTCAAGTCTATTAATTACGTCAAACTCTTTTTTAATAACTCCTCTATAACAAGTTATTCCATTCCCAAGACTTTCTTTTTCTGTCCATGTTTGCATATATATCTCCTATTTATACTCTCTTCTTGACCACACTTTGTTTTTATATACCCCGCCGTCTGGCTGACGGAAAAACTGCATGTTCTTAACCATTTTATCATATATCTGGGACTGGTCTAAAATATCTATTTCATGTTCCCAATTTTCTCTTTTAAATGGAAGCACCTGTAAGTATGGCGTTCCTGCTGGAATAGTTCCTTCCCAACCCTCTGTTACAAAAAATGGAAAACTACCTAGTAAATGCACATTATCGCTATCTACAACTCCAGTTGTATTGATAAATGGAAGATCAAACCTATTCATAGGAGTCATAAATAATGCACTATAACCTTCTGGTAACTCTAGTCCCCATGGAGAACTCCATGCAAAATGATGCTGATAATATCCTTTAGGATGCTCAAATTGTGGCATTGGCGGTCTTTGAGTACAGAAGTCCTTATACTTGGGATCATTAATAGTTACATTTATAATGCCCTGAGAATTTTTAGAAAATACTAAATCACAAGGAGTTTTAAAAAGATATCCAGTTGCAAATGCGTCCATAATTGCTGGGCAGGCTTTCCATGTTGGTATCTTTCCATAATCATCTGCTGTACCTTCTTTTGGAAATGGACAAACCTCTTTTGTAGCCTTGTAGTATTCTCCATTTGGCATTTTTGCAAACCTGTCTGCATCTTTATACCAATCTGGTATTTCTTTTTGTGTAGGAACAGGAACAGAAATATCTTCTTTATTTATCCAAGGCCTAAACGATGTAAATTTTGCAATTAGAGACACTACTTGTGTCCTAGTTCATTAATGTCTGTCATTACGACAACACAATACTTTGTTCCTTCTTTCATTGGCAAAGATGCATGTTCATAAATATAGTTGGATGGACAAAGAATAATATCTCCTATTTTTGGAGTGTGAGTGTAGTTGTCCATTCTTGGAAACTTAATCTCTCCACCATTGTAGTCTTCATTTATATAGATAACGGCAGATACTGTACAGTTATACATTGGACCATGATCAGCATGAATATTGAAGTGTGTGCCCTCGCCTTCATATTTTACAAAGTTAAATGCCTCATAGTATATTACATTAATTCCCCAATACCTTGCATAATCGTCAACACAGAACTTTAACTTTTGATAAATTTCTTCATGTAAGTCTAAAAGTTCAGCATTATGTTCATCTCTTGGGCCTAGGTTTTCTTGTTTAAATCTAAAATCTACAGCATCTCTAGCCTTTTTAATTGGAACATCAGAGTTGGTTACTTTTGCTTCTGACCATTTGTACTTTCCATTACCGCCTAAATTTGACTCAAGAATTTTAATATATCTTTCAGAGTCTTCCTTTGAAAATACATTTCTATAAAGGTTTATCCCAAGTGCTGGATTTTCAACTACAATATTATTTCCTATAATTTTTGAAGGATATCTGTTTGTTGCTGTTTCTGATCTATCTTTAGTAAACCAAACATTGTCATTTTCATCATACATGTTTTGCTTAGCCTTTCGCTATTGTTAATATTTTAACACTTAATCTTAAATAAATCTTGAGCCATCCCAGCCGTGTGTTTCGCCAATGGCGACATACTGATCGTCTGGAACTTTGACTAATTTAACTTCACTGGCAAATGCTGCTTCAAATGCTTCTGCTCTAGGAGAATCAGTTCGTACAGCATTTCTAGCAATTACGACATTGTTGTGTAAAAATACATAAAGTTTAAAAGAATCCAATTCTTCTGCTGTAGCATCTGCTGCTTTGCTTACAATACCACCAGAAAAAGATGTCCCATTCCAAGTAGCACCACGAGTTGCTGTTATTTTATGATCAGATGCATCCATTGCAACTATTGGATTTGATAAATCTGAAAGTGCAGCGTCAAGAAGGCTTGCTGTTGCAGAGTCATCATAATAATTAATAAAATTTAAAATGTCATAAGACTCATCACTGTTTTTAACTAATACTGCATATTTCATTTTTATCTCCTTTAATTGTTTTAATTATAGCATATCTTTGGTATGTGGGTGTGAACTTTTACTCACACCCACCAACCTTAGCAACAACAGTTTCCGCAAGGGCAGCGCCAACAGTAGTTAGCGGTGCATTGACATCCTCCACTTGGTGGTGGTGACACTGGTGCTGGTGTAAACGATGGGAAGAACGGTGGGAAGAACGGGAAGAATGGGAAGTAAGGGAAGAACGGTGGGAAGAACGGGAAGAATGGGAAGTAAGGGAAGAACGGTGGGAAGAA